GCATGGAGGCTACTCATGTAGATCATGTGATACCAAGACGTTTAGGAGGTGATGATTCAATGGATAACCTGCAAGCATTGTGCAAGCGATGCAATCTATCTAAAGGGGGTGGTTTTTTTGTTGAACCTAAGACACCCATGACCCCCCTTGGAGCTTATACCCCCAGAAACGGCTGTATAAGCCACTATCAGGAAGCATCCGAGTAACTATGACTCAAAACCCTCAAAACGGCTTAGAACAGCCTCCTACGGCTTACCTAGGGGCGACAGAACCCCGTATACGCTCCAAACCGGTTGATTTACCGTCACGCGGGCAGGAAATGATCGACTTCTGCGAGAAATTGGTTGATCCTGTGACTGGTGAGCACTTCAAACTGCTCCCTTGGCAGAAATTACTTGCTATGGAAATGCACCGAGTAAAGCCTGATGGACGCTGGTATCACAACGAGGTAGGGGTGATTATTGCTCGTCAAAATGGCAAATCTACCTTTATGCAGCTGAGAATCTTGGCTGGGATGTTCCTTTGGGGTGAGCGTTTACAGATCCATACAGCTCACAAACTCACAACCTCATCTGAAATCTTTTGGAAAATTGATGACATTATTCAAGCCAATGAACAACTTGTGACTCGGTTTGTAAAGAAGTACGAAACAAAGGGAAGCCAAGAGATCAAACTCAATGACGGCACTCGATACTTGGTAAGAGCCAATAACTCGGCAGCTCGCGGTATCGCAGCGCCTGACACGATCCACCTGGACGAAGTTCGTGAATACAAAGACGACGAAGTGTGGGCATCTTTGCGATTTACGCAGATGGCATCTAAGAATCCACAAGCGATCATGTATTCCAATGCCGGAGACCAGCACTCAGTAATTTTGAATCGTATGCGCGAAAGAGGCTTGGCTGCTGCTGCCGGATCTGATGATCCGATCGGTTGGTTCGAGTGGTCGGCAGAACCAGGATGCGCGATTGATGACATGAAGGGGTGGCAACAAGCCAACCCAAGCCTTGGACATACAATCCACATAGATAATCTTAAAAGCGCAATGTCGGATGATGAATCAATTATCCGTACAGAGTTGCTTTGCCAATGGGTGAGTCAGATCAACCCAGCCATCAATCCGTCAAGTTGGACAGAGTGCGCGCATGAGGGTACGCTCACTTTGGATCGGGAGCAACCAACTTGGATGGCTATTGATCTTTCACCAGATCGGAAAGCAGCTGCATTAGTTGCAGCACAGCGACTTAGTGGGGACAAGTTCTGTGTTGTATTGCTGGAGACGTATTCGAATCCAGTTTCGATTGATGATAAAGACCTTGCGAACAGTATCGCTGTCTGGACGAAGCGTTACAGCGTGGAGACGGTCGCTTATAGTCGTCAAACGGCTGGTGCAGTTGCTTCCCGATTGATCCCGGCAGGTATTCCAACAACTGCCATCGATGGAGCGGTTTACGGTCAAGCCTGTGATGAAATGCTGTCGGCTATTACCTCCCAGCGCTTAGTTCATGGCGATCAAGCCGAATTAAACAAGCAAGTCTTATCTGCTGTTAAATTGCCTTTTAAAGATGGAGGATGGTATTTAGGACGAAAAGCGAGCGCAGCCACAATTTGCGCCACAGTTGGAATGGCTATGGTTAGTCACTTTGCAACACGACCAGATAGTGAAGTGGACATTATTATAGGTTGACTTATGCTATAATTTTGTGCTAATGGCTATCAGAGACTTATTCGCAAAGGCTGCTGAACCGGTAGGACTTACGGTAGATGCAGCTGCGACTCCAGCACCTTTTAATTCGAGTTACAACAACTATTTTTATCCGTTGTCAAGTGCTACACGCCAACAGGCAATGGCTATCCCAACGATTGCAAGAGCGCGCAACATTTTGTGCAGCCTTGCCACATTGCCACTAGAGCAATACATTAAAAGTACCGGTGCACACGTCGAACCCAATCGAGTAATTAACCAACCTGATTCGCGCGTTCCCGGTTCTGCTATTTATGCTTTTATTGCTGAGGATTTACTATTTCACGGCGTGGCTTATGGACAAGTTATGTCTATGTATGCCGACGGACGTATTCAAGAATGGACACGCGTTGCACCAGAGCGCGTAACATACAAAACAAACGCAAACCAAACAGAGATCATCGGTTATACAATCGATGGCTTAGATACTCCTTCAATGGGTGTTGGATCTCTTGTTGTGTTCAATGGTTTGGACGAAGGATTCTTATCTCGTGCAGGTCGCACGATTAGAGCTGCGGTTGCATTAGAAAACGCATCAGAAGCATTTGCTAAAGAGCCAGTACCAATGATGGTTCTAAAGTCAAACGGAACAAACCTTACTAGCGAGCGTATTGGCAAATTGCTTGAAGCCTGGCGCGTAGCCCGCACAACTCGATCTACCGCATTTCTAAATGCCGATGTTGAATTGCAGGCTATGGGAATTGATCCTAACAAACTGCAACTAAATGAAGCACGTCAGTATGTAGCGCTAGAATTATGTCGCGCGATTGGCTTACCTGCTTACTTTGCAAGCGCTGAAACAACTTCAATGACTTACTCCAATGCTACGGCGGAGCGTCGTTCTCTTATCGACTTTGGTGGTCGTAATTTACTTTTGGCAATCGAACAAAGGTTGTCAATGCCGGATTTTGTCGGTCAAGGCAATGAAATCCGTTACTCGCTAGACGAATACCTACGCGGTAATCCTTTGGAGCGCGCGCAGGTTTATGAAATCCTGAATCGTATTGGCGCAATGAGCGTTCAAGAGATTCGCGAAGAAGAGGATCTAATCGACACATGAAAATAACAATGCCGGTATCTATTACTGCATCAGATGCTGAATCACGCATCATCGCAGGTCGAATTGTGCAATGGGATGCAGAAGGTAATACCTCTGCTGGTCGCACAAAGTTTTTGCCTAACTCAATTAACTTTGGCAAGAATACAAAATTAGTTTTAGAACATAACAAAACCAAACCTCTAGGAAAGTTAGTTGAGTGGTCTCAAGACGATACAGGCATCACAGCTTCGTTTCGTATTGCCAAGACAAACGCAGGTAATGATGCTTTGGAGGAGGCAGCGACTGGATTGCGTAGCGATTTCAGCGTTGGTGTTGAAGTAGATGCATGGGAAAACAAAGAAGGCGTAATGGCTATCTCATCATCTAACTTAATTGAAGTTTCACTTGTAACTGATGGAGCAATCCCAGGTGCTGAAGTGGAAAAGGTAGCAGCTGCCGAAACACCTGGACAAGCTGCAACCGAATCAAACCCGGAGCCTCAGATCGAGGAACCTAAGACAGAAGGAGACGACCTAGTGTCAGAAACCGTTTCAGAGGCAGTATCAACCGAGACGGTTGAAGCTGCTAAGGCTGAAGTTAAGGCGACATCACATCCGCTTAACTCACAGCGTGTTCGTACACCTATCGTTTCAGCAGGTTCATACCTAGAGCACTCAGTTCGCGCAGCAATGGGCGACGAGACATCTAAGTTGTATGTTGCTGCTGCATCAGATACAACAACAACTGAGGTTGCTGGACTTGTTCCAACACCACAGCTCACAACTATTTGGGATCCAAAGACAACCAACATTCGTCCTGCAATTTCAGCAGTTCGTAATGCAGTACTTCCTGCAGCTGGAATGACTTTTGAAATCCCTCGCGTAAAGACTGCTCCAACAGTTGCTGCTGCAGCTGAAAAGGGTGCGTTTAGCGACACACAGACAGAGATTGAGTATGTTTCTTGCTCTGTCGCCAAGTACGCTGGCATGCAAAAATTCGACGTTGAGGTTTTAGATCGCACGTCTCCTGCTTTCTTTGACGAGTTGGTTCGCCTAATGGCTAACGCATACGCAAAGGCAACAGATACTGCAATGGTTACAGCTCTACAGGCTGGAACACTTGACTCAACAGTTATCACACTTCCATTTGATGGCGATGAGTTCGCTGGCTACATCTCACGCGGTGCAGCTTCAATCTACAACGCAACAAAGCGTTTCCCAACAGGAATCATCGTAACTCCAGATCAGTGGGCTGCTTTGATCGCTTTGACAGATGGCAACAAGCGTCCTCTATTCAACGTTGCTGGTAACTCACAGAATGGCGTTGGCGTAGTAGAGCCAGGCAATGCTGTTGGTTCAGTAATGGGACTTCCTGTATTCGTAGATCCATACATCTCAGGTACAGGCGACGATTCAATCATCATGGTAAACCGCGAAGCGTTTACATGGTACGAAGGCGCTGGTCCACTACAACTCCG